TTGACCAAATTGGTAAAGACGCAAGTGCTATACCCGCACCCAAGACTCCAAAAGCAACTGCAAACCCTTGAACAACTTCTTTATTATCTTTCATTATCTTAACAGTCTCGCCAAGCAATTCCACCATTGGCATCAGTATCGGAACCATATCAGCAAATACAACATTAAGCTGTTCTTGAAGATTCTGCACTTCTTCTGCTCTTTTAGCCATTGCTTCATAATCGGCAGCNGTTTTTCTAGCTTCTTTTCCAAGCGCATCTGTATTACCTGACATGGCTAAAGCTAGCTCGCTCACATCGCTNAGCCCCATGGCATCAGCATAAAACTTTCTTTGATAATATGACATATCATCAAATGACAGTCCCGCATCTTTAATGGCTCCAGTCATCATTTCAAAACGTGCTGCTGGATCTGTTTCAGTTAACATCTCCATCGCATTAACAAAGTTGCCACCCAATGCTGCATTTAATTTACCAGCTTGCTCTGCTGCGCCCTCAAAAGTATCAAATTTTTCTGTAATTTGTAGAAGCCTGCCAACCTCAATACCGGTGGACTTGGCTGTTATGGCAAGACTCTTAAATGATTTCTCAGCATCTCTACCAAATTTTGATAGATGTGGTCCNGCNGCNGCNAAATCAGCAGCCATTTGAGATGGAGCGACCCCTATATCCATAGCTAACTGCGCCAAATTAAGCTGAGTCTGTGCTGCTTGCTTGTCTGTGGCGCCAAGCGCCTTTGTAGAGAGTTGAACACCCTTGGCAAAATCAGAACTTGATACCCCGAGTTTGCCCATCATTGTAGCTGTAACTGCAAGTGATTTAGCGGCTTGCCCATTCATCATTGTAAAGTCAGTAAATGTCTTAGAAAGTTCTTGGGCTGATGCTGATAGTTCTTTAAGTGTGCCACCGAATTGGCGAGTTTCTTCATAACCTGAAACTATTGAATCCGCAAAACTGTCTGATACACCAGTTACTTTTTGAATCTCATTTGATGTATTGAACAACTCGATTGTCAATTTTGCAATAGCACCGACCGCGACCCCGACTATTCCCACAACACCAGCAAGAGCAGGACCAAGGGCTCCGGCTTTCATAGCAACCCCTTGGAGACTCTTGACACCCTTTGAGCCCAACCCCTCCAGTGTTTTCATAAACTGATTTCCAGCATCCTCGCCGCCAAATGCCGCTTTTCCAAAACCTTCTAATTCCGCAACCATTGACTTTATAGACTCTTGGAACTTCTCAGTTTCTTGTTTAGTTTTTTCTGTTTTCTTTTGATACTTATCTAACTTTTTGGTGCCGTCTTCAAGAGCTTGTTCTTGTAGCAACATAGCATCTATAACAGCTTGGCGACTTGCAGGGTCGGGCGCAGCATCAGCTTGAGCTTTTAATAATTCTATCTGAGCCTTTATGGCTTCATTCTGTGCTTTAAGGGATTTTGCTTGATCATTGGCAGCAGCCGCATCCTCGCGGCGCCGAATGGCTAATTCTTTTTGTGCCTGAGCAGAAGCAACTACGCCCTGTAGTTCTGCTTTTCTGGCATCAGCCGCATCCTTAAGCTGAGAGCCAGCACTCGCAGCGTTTTTAACAGCCTCTGCTTGTTCAGCATTTAAAGCACGAAACCTTTTTGTTAATGCTTCAACAGAGGCACCTGCTGTCTCTAGCCCCTCTAATTGGGCTGCAAACGCTACTGGATCAAAAACTGCCATACAAAGTTACCTCTCCCTATAAATAGGCTTGCTACAAAAAAGCAAAGACTCTCAAAAGGGAGCCTTTTTAGAATGTTTTAGGCATTGTTGGCTGATTCTGTGCAGTTAAGGTTTGTGAATTACTGCCGCCTCGTGAGGCTTGTTGCATCGCCTCGGCTTCCATTTCTATTTGTTTTATGGTTCTTGCAACAAACCAGTTCCTAAGCCCAACAGGTAGGTTGTAAGCTTCAGAAAAACTCCAACCACCGTTATACTTTAGAAAGAAAATTTGTTCGTATAGCCCTTCATTATATTCATCGGTCAGGCCAAAAAAAGTTTGCCGAAAGCGGCACCTCCATCTCTTGAGTATGACCGCATTCGGTACAAGAGAAATTTTGAGTTAAATCGATGTTGGGGGTTGCCATCTTCATTACCATTCTAAGATGTCTAGAATCAAAAGAAGGAAGGTTATTGGAGGCGTAGTCTATTGCCTGTGGTGATGAATCACCATTCACACTAATGATTATGGAATTAAGCTGTGTAGAAACAAGTCCTGAAGAGTTTTTTACATTTAAGAGAACTTTTTCTTCGCGACCAGTAAGCAATTTTGCCATAACCGTAACTCGTGTTTTTGGGAGAACACAAGTGATGGTTCCATCGCTATTGTCTGTTACTTGCAGGTCTTCTCTGATTTCGCCTGTAATTATATTAGCAGAATTAAGATCGAAACCATAATCTTGTTTTGCATTACAAGATGGGCACGTCACATTTGTGTTATAATCATTTCCATAACCAGATACTCTTGCTGCCACTATAATAGCATTTCGATCACCGATAAGAAGAGTTGATGGGTCTACAGATTTATCTATAACTATACTTTCTAGCAATCTGTCAAGAGCTAGTCCTTTCTTTAGAAGAGTTCTTGAAGTCAGAATATCTTCTTCCTTGGCAGTCATTTGCTTTATTTCAATGCTGTCTTTGCCATGTAAGGGGTGTCCCTCCGCATAAAACTTGCCTTGTGATGGCAAATCCACAAACTCTGTCGGGACTACAAACGAAAAGCCCCCTCCACCTTGTTGGGGGGGAGGGCTTGAATCTTTCTGTCGAGCGCCACCTAGGCGATCTTGATTTCTTGACAATTTACACCTCGCGTTTCAATATTGTCTTTTATACCTTGAAGAATTCTCTGCCACCAGAAGACACCGCCTTGGAATCATTTGTGGTTTCTACTCGCGCCCAATCGTAGCGTAAGGTCACTGAGACCTCTGTTAGATCTGCGTTGTCGTAGCTTAGCGTATCTCCATACTTGATGTCTTGAATGAAAGGATTCCAAAGAGTCCAAGTCTCAAGTGGATTTCCATCTGAATCAATCTGGGTAATAGTTACTGCACCCAACGCTGATGCTGCCTTCGCCTTGGAAATGGTCCCCAAAGCAGTAGGGTCAGTGGGGGGAGCATATCCGCCCTGGACTATCATATCAGAAAAGGTAGCTGTCATGTCAGGATCAACAGGGTCAACCATGGTAATTGCTACTGTATTCCAAGTGATACCACCTGGGTAATAAAAAGTATGGTTCAGATACTTGTGCTCATTTTCAGCAATAGTGAATGATGGCTTTTGGGCAGTCTTGGCATACCAAGCGACAGCACCGCCGGGAGTAGCGTTGATGCCCCCAAACTCAACAATAAATCTGTGGTTACGCTTTGGATCTTTTAGGGTCGAGTCCTGACCGAAGTTTTTTGACCAAAATGGCATTTGTTAGGTTCTCCTGTTATTCATAAGTAAGTAGTGGGTGGGGGCAAAAGCCCCCAATTTATCAGTCATCAAATGATGCGCCGGTTGAAGCAACGATGAAGTCGATAGCGATATACTCGATTGCTCTTGCGGGTTTAATCATAATCTTAGCATATACAATATTCTGGTCAACAAGATCAGGTGTTGTAGTACTCTCGTCTAGAATGAGACGGTAATCAGTGATACCGAATTCAGTTTTAACGTTTGCGAGGAATGGCTCGATGAGACCCTTGAAGCGGTTCCAAGTTGCTTGAACATTCTGCTCAAAGAGAACCTGGGTAGAAAGGATGGAAATCTGCTTCTTGAGGAAGATAACCAAGCGACGAACATTAATTCTATCAAGCGCAGAAGGCTTCTCTTGTAGGGTTTTTTGTCCGAAGACTACAATGCCAGTGCTTGGGAAGCTAGCGATCGGGTTGATGCGTGCTTCGTAAAGAGTGTCACGTTCCTTAGAGGTAAGCCTGCGTGAGACGCTGGTGACAGGGATGCCGGCTGCGCCATCGGAAAGTCCACCTCGGTTGAAGCCGGCGGGAGCAAACCAAATCTGCGATGACCTTTCGGAGCTTGCGAGAACACCCATCATTGCGACCGTGGGTGGAATCCAGAGAGCCTGACCAGTGCCTTCGTCTACAGTCTGAACCCATGGATAGAAGGTCGCGCCGTAGGAAGAATCAATCTGGCGGCTGCGCAAATCATTTGCTGCCTGTGATGCATTCTTAGTCTGACGGTTTTTTATATCTGAGTAATACTTCTCGTGAGCCGGAAGATAGACGCCTGGAAGATCGATAAGAGCTAGAGCATCTGCTCGATCCTCACACACATTTACCATGTGAGTCGTGAGTCCGTCCTTCGTGAGACCTGGGGTGACAAGAAGGTTCATATCTACAAACTCTGGATCTGCCACAGTGTCAATTGCGCGCTTATATGTATTGAAAGCGTAGCTAGTTCGATCAGTTGCGCCGGCGGTAATTCCCTCGTTGTAAAGTGGGTCTGGCTTAGTTATATCAAATCCGTCAAAACCACCCCATAGCGGCAATGTGAACTTATCAAATCCAGCATCGAGCAGGTTCTGGTAGGAGCCTTCAGCGGTCTTACTTGACGCTGCTCGGCGCGAGCCACTAGAGTAATACGCACCCGACACAGCAGTCACAATGATATCATCCATGGTAAAGATGTAAGATACACCC